GATAAAGCAATCACATGCTTCAGCCATTGAATCTTATATTGAAAAATACGTTGGTTTAGATTTATCTGGAGCTTACAGGCCTACTACTGAGATGGGTAGTATGTATTTTACTAGAACTTTGGACGAGTGGGCAAGATTCGATATAAACAACAGAACCAAGTTTGACGCTACTATTAGCTCAGGTTTAGCTATTATGGCAAATCAAAAAACCCTTTATCTACCTGAACAAAAACAAAACAAAATAAATCTTAACTTTGCAAGATATGCTAACAATGGAAATTATAGTCAATTAATCAAATAGATGGAAGAGGTAAAAATAAATATTTCATCTGTAGGTTTTCCCAGTCAGTTTGTATCAGACTCAGAAAAAGCAACCAAAGAATTTGGTTTACAGATAGGACAAGCGATACAATATGAATGGTTTAGAAAAGATACTAAGGGCTGTAGATATTACAGTCAATGGAGAGATTTTAACAGATTGCGACTTTATGCAAGAGGCGAACAGTCAATAGCTAAATACAAAAATGAACTAGCGGTAGATGGAGATCTTTCTTATTTAAATTTAGATTGGACACCCGTACCTATACTCCCTAAGTTTGTTGATGTAGTTGTTAATGGTATGCAAGACAGGCTTTTTAAAGTTAAAGCTTATGCCCAAGACGCATTGTCTCAATCTAAAAGAAGCAAGTATCAAGATATGATAGAAGGCCAAATGGCTGCCAAAGATATACTAACAACTGTACAAGAAAACACTGGATTCGACCCTTTTATTATGAATCCAGATGAATTGCCTGCATCTGACGAAGAGCTTTCATTATACATGAATCTTAACTATAAGCCCGCTATTGAAATAGCTGAAGAAGAGGCAATAGACACAATGTTTGCTGAAAACCATTATGAAGATATAAGAAAAAGAATTGATTACGACCAAATGGTTGTGGGAATAGGTATAGCAAAACATGAATTTCTTCCAGGTTCTGGAGTTAAAGTTTCTTATGTTGACCCTGCAAACGTGGTTTATAGTTACACTGAAGATCCTTTTTTTAAAGATTGTTTTTATTGGGGTGAAATCAAAACAGTTTCTATAACTGAGCTTAATAAGATTGACACGACTCTAACGACAGAAGATTTAGAAAAAATTTCTCAGTATAGTCAGAGCTGGTATGATTATTTTAACACAGCTCAGTATTATGAAAACGATATATTTTATAGAGATACTTGTACTCTAATGTATTTTAATTACAAGACTACTAAAAAAATGGTTTATAAGAAAAAAATAAACGATAATGGTAGCACTAGGATGATTGAAAAGGATGATACTTTTAATCCACCTGAAGAAATGATCGAAGAAGGAAACTTTGAGAAGATTGAAAAAACAATTGATGTTTGGTATGATGGAGTAATGGTAATGGGTACAAATATTATCTTAAAATGGGAGCTTGCTAAAAATATGGTAAGGCCTAAATCCTCCTCTCAACATGCTATGCCTAATTATGTAGCGGCAGCACCAAGAATGTATAAAGGTGTAATTGAATCTTTGGTTCGCAGAATGATTCCATTCGCTGACCTTATACAAATGACACACTTAAAACTTCAGCAAGTTATTGCTAGAGTTGTTCCGGATGGTGTATACATAGACGCTGATGGATTAAACGAAGTAGATCTGGGTACGGGAGCAGCATATAATCCAGAGGACGCTCTTCGTTTATATTTTCAAACTGGTAGTGTAGTGGGTAGAAGTTATACTCAAGAGGGAGAATACAATCAAGGTAAAGTCCCTATTCAACAATTAACTAGTAATTCAGGAGCATCAAAAACACAAATGCTTATAGCCAACTACAATCATTATTTAGACATGATACGTTCGGTAACAGGATTAAACGAGGCAAGAGATGGAACTACACCCAATCCAGACGCTTTAGTGGGAGTTCAAAAATTAGCTGCACTTAGTTCAAATACAGCTACCCGCCATATATTAGATGGAAGTCTTTACATATATCGCACGTTAGCAGAAGCGTTAACGTATAGGGTGGCTGATATATTAGAATATTCTGACTTTAAAGATGACTTTGTAAATAAAATTGGTAAATACAATGTTAGTATACTAGGGGAGATATCAGAATTATATATATACGACTTTGGTGTTTTTATCGAATTATCACCAGATGAAGAGCAAAAGGCTATGTTAGAGCAAAACATACAAATGGCCTTATCTAAAGGAGACATTAATTTAGAAGACGCCATTGATATTAGAGAAATCAAAAATTTAAAACTCGCTAATCAACTTTTAAAAGTTAAGCGTAAGTCTAAGCAAGAACAAGACGAGCAAAAAGAAATGCAGAAGCAGGCTATGCTTTCACAGCAACAACTTAAATCTCAAGAGATGGCGGCGCAAGTAGCTGTACAAAAAATTCAACTTGAAACACAAGGTAAGTTAAAATACAAGCAAGGAGAAATTCAATTAGAAATTGAGAGAAACAAATCAGAAGCGCAACTAAAAAGTCAGCTTATGGAGCAAGAGTTTAATTACAACTTGCAGTTAAGGCAAATGGATAGTATGGCTTTGTCTCAAAGAGAACAGTCTAGAGAAGACGCTAAAAGCCAAAGGATTAGCCAGCAAAACTCCGAGCAATCAAAACTTATAAACCAGAGGAAAAACAATCTTCCTCCTCAAAATTTTGAGTCTAATGAAGACAGTTTAGATGGTTTTGACTTAGCTGAGTTTGAGCCTAGATAGGCCCAAAAACGTATAAATATTTTATATAACTTTGTAGAATATAAAATCTAATCTAATTCAAATGGAAATCAAAGTAAGAGAACTCACTGATGTTCAAGAAAAATCAGTACAAGAAGTAGAGCAAGAACTTTTAGATAAGCATGAGGCTCAACAAGAAATAAAGTTTGAGGAATCAAACCCTGAAACTAAAACAGATCAATCTACTGATAAAAAGGTAGAGGAAAAACCTGAAGAGGAAAAGCCAACGGAGCCACAGGCAAAGGAAGATGTTTCCGAGCCTGTTGAAGAAAAAATAATTTCTTCTGAATTAAAAGAAGAAGACGTTCTTTCATTTATTGGAGAAAGATATGGTAAGAAGATTAATTCAATTGATGAATTAGTTACTGCAAGAGAAGAGGCGCCACAAATGCCTGAAGATATTGCAGCTTACTTTAAGTATAAAAAAGAAACAGGGAGAAGTATTGAAGATTTTGTAAAACTACAAAAGGATTATTCAAATGCTAACCCTGACACTTTGGTAAGAGAGTATTTGACAGTTACAGAAGAAGGGCTCGACCCAGAAGACATAGATTCATTGATGGAAGACTATGTCTATGATGAAGAGGTAGATGACGAAACTGTAATTAAGAAAACTAAATTAGCAAAGAAAAAAATTATTGCTAAAGCCAAAAGATTCTTTAAGGAACAGCAAGAACAATATAAGTTGCCTCTTGAGTCAAGAGAAAACTCGTTCGCAGATTCTGATGAATACAAGGCTTATCAGCAATATGTGAATACGGCTCAAAGTCAGCAGGAAGAAGCTAATCGCAAAAGCGAATGGTTTGTCAAAAAAAGTGATGAATTATTCAACAGTGAATTTAAAGGTTTTAAGTTCAATTTAGATCAAAGCGACGTATACTTTACACCTGGGAGTGCTTCTGAATTAAAGAAAGCTCAAGAGACACCAATGAATTTTGTTAATAAATTTATTGATGATCAAGGACTTTTAAAAGATGCAGAGGGATACCACAGATCTTTAGCTATAGCTATGAACCCCGAAAAGTTTGCTCAGTTTTTTTATGAGCAAGGGAAATCTAGCGCCACAGAAGATGTAATGCGTAAAACAAAAAATATTAATATGACTGAGCGCAATACACCGGAGTCGGTTGCTAAATCAGGGTTCCAAGTTAAATCAGTTTCATCGCCTTCGAGCAATGGGCTAAAAATTAAAAGTATAAAAAGAACTTAATATTAATTTAAATTTATAATCATGGCAGGACAAGTAAAAACGTCACCAACTTTTGCGCTAACGCCGAGTTCAGAAAGAACTCCTACAGCTCAAAATTATTTAACCAATGCAGATTTTGATTGGTTGAACCAATATTTACCAGACACATACGAAAAAGAATTCGAGCGTTATGGTAACAGAACTATCTCTTCTTTCTTACGTATGGTAGGAGCTGAGATGCCTACTAACTCTGACCTTATCAAATGGGCGGAGCAAGGTAGATTACATACTAAATACACTAATGTTGGATCTGGCGGAGCTGGAGCAGCTGATCAAGTAACTTTTCAAGTTAATGACGTACTAGACCCAACAGCTGCAGAACAAGTTATTAGAGTTGGACAAACTGTAGTAATTGTACAAAACGACGGATCTGGTTCTAACAAAGCTGTTGTAAGTGCTGTTAACAATGCCGCTGGTGGTAGAGGACAGTTTACAGCTGACTTTTACGAAGCAGGTGGTTTAGTAACTGCAGGAACTGGAGTAGGTAATGCTGATGTTACAGTATTTATTTATGGATCAGAATTTAAAAAAGGAACAGCCGGAATGGACGGTTCTCTTGAATCAAATGATTTCATCTTTGACAATAAGCCAATTATCATCAAGGATACTTACAATGTATCTGGATCTGACATGGCTCAAATTGGATGGATTGAAATTACAACTGAAGACGGTGGAACTGGATACCTTTGGTACCTTAAATCTGAGCATGAAACAAGACTTAGATTTGATGACTATTTAGAAACAGCGATGATTGAAGCTGTACCAGCTGAGCAAAACTCAGGAGCTGCTGCCATTTTAGGTAGTTCAGGAGCTGCTGCAGATCCTGGTGCTGGATCTGATGGTATATTCTACGCTGTACAACAAAGAGGTAATATCTGGGACGGTGGAAACCCAACAGTATTAGCTGACTTTGACAACGTAATTAGTCGTTTAGACAAGCAAGGAGCAATAGAAGAAAACGTATTATTCGTTGACAGACAATTTGCTTTTGATATTGATGATATGTTAGCTGCCCAAAACTCTTACGGAGCGGGTGGTACTTCATATGGTCTTTTTGATAATGACGAAGAGATGGCGTTAAACTTAGGTTTTTCAGGATTCAGAAGAGGTTATGACTTCTACAAGACTGACTGGAAATACTTAAATGACCCAACTATGAGAGGTGGACTTCCAACAGGAGCAGGATCAGGACGTGTAAACGGACTTCTTGTGCCAGCTGGATCAACTAGTGTTTATGACCAAATTCTTGGTAAAAATGCTAAAAGACCTTTCTTACATGTTAGATATAGAGCTTCTGAAACAGAAGACAGACGTTACAAAACTTGGATTACTGGTTCTGCTGGTGGTGCAAGAACAAGTGATGTGGATAACATGCAAGTTAACTTCTTGTCAGAAAGAGCTGTTTGTACTTTAGGTGCTAACAACTTCTTTATCTTCCAAGAGTAATAGAGTGAATTTAATGGGGGTGTAAAAGCCCCCATTATTATTATAAATTTTAAATTAAATCTAATCTAATGAAAACTACTACTAAATACGTAGATAAAATCTACAAACTCACGCGCGAAACAGCGCCCCTATCTTTAATTTTAGCATCAAGACATACACAAAGATTTCCTCTTTTGTGGTTTGATGAAAAAACAGGAACTAATAAAGCTTTAAGATATGCAAGAAATCAAAACTCTCCTTTCCAGGAAGACCAAGATAATAACGCAATATTAGAGCCTATTGTATTTGAAAACGGATTTTTAACTGTCCGTAAAGAAAACCAAGTCTTACAGAAATTTTTATCTTATCACCCTGGTAATGGCCGAGTATATGTCGAGGTTGATAAAGCAAAAGATGCAGCACAAATTGTTGAAGACTTAAATGCAGAAGTAGATGCGCTAATTGAAGCACGTCAACTTACGGTAGACCAAGTGGAAAACATTGGTCGAGTATTGTTTCAGGTAGATGTAACAAAAATTACCACAGCAGAGTTGAGAAGAGATATTTTGGTGTTTGCTAAAAACCAACCAAAAGATTTTCTTTTACTACTTAAGGATCCTGCATTAAAATTAAATGCTGAAATTCAATTGTTTTTTGATAAAAGATTATTACAGTTTAGAAACAGCAATAAAGAAGTGTGGTTTAATACTCCTTCTAATAAAAAGAAAATGCTAAATGTACCTTATCAAGAAGACCCTATGTATATAATAGCTTCATTTTTTCAAAGTGATGAAGGGTTGGAGGCATTAAAACATTTATCGGGTCTAGCGAAGAACATGTAAATAGTGCGTTTTAATTTTACGTATCTTTGTCTTTTTAACACATAAAATTTTTTATTATGAACAAGTATGCAAGTATCACCGTTGGCGGTGGAGTAGAACAGTTCTCTGTAAAAGATGTAGCATCTTGCTATTTAGATAGTTCAGATGATATTGTAATCGATTACATTGATGGTTCTCAAAGTAAAATTGCGTCAGGCTCGGCCTTAGTACAAGCAGACGTAGACACCGTATTCGGTGTTATTAAAAGTGCTCAACAACAAAAATGGACTCAAGTATTATACAGTATACCGGGATTGAGCCAAACGGTAAACGCCTTTACATTCACCTTTTAAATCTTAGAAATTATGAATAAATTTTTAGTAATTGGAAATTATGTTTTTGGAGGTGATGTATTATACGTTGGATTAGTTACAAACAATATTGTTTTGAACTATAAGGACAAGCAAATAACTTTAGCAGGTTCAGGGAATATGACTGCCGCAGATAAAACGGCTATCGAATCCGCTCTTGTAACTGTTTGGGGACAAAGTTATACTGAAGCAACCATTAACGTGACTTTAAGTCAAGCGATAACAACGATTTCATAAAACTCGTTTTAGTCGATAATCTAAGAGAGGTCAACAAAAATTGACCTCTTTTTTTTTTACTTATCTTTGTGTAAAAGAATAACAATGATAAATTCTGTACGAAATACAGTTTTAGCAATTATAAATAAAAACAACTACGGTTATTTATCTCCTAATGATTTTAACTTATTTGCTAAACAAGCACAACTAGATTTGTTTGATGAATATTTTTTTCAATACAACCAACAAATAAATGAAGAAAATGCACGACTGTCAGGTACAGGATATGCTGACATAAAAAAAGGGTATGAAGAGGTTATTGACACCTTTTCCGCTACTTCGTCATTAGCTCAAACTTACACCACTTCTACAACTGTAGCTCCTTCTGGTTTAGGTAATGTTTATACAATGCCTTCCACTGCCACAACTGGTTTTGATTATTATCTATTAAATAAAGTTTTAATATACTCTACTGTAACGGCAACTGGAACTAATACGGCTGTGGCAGGAGCAAGTGCGGGTAACGAACTTATTGATGCAGCTGCTACTTTCACTTCAGCCTTGGTTGGGAAAAAAGTAGCCATAGTATTAAATAACAACGTGGTTACTACAGCTTTAATTACAGCTTTTAATAACTCAACTACTCTTACAGTAAACACAACCCTTATAACGTCAACTGGAAAAAATTACAAAATATATGACGATGCCAACCTTACGGCTGAAGCGGAGCTCGTGAGTAACAGTAAAATAACAATGTTAAATAATTCTTTGTTAACTACACCTAATCTGACATACCCTGCGTACACGCAAGAAGCTAATAGCGTATCGTTGTTTCCTTCTACAGTTTCATCAATGGGTCAAGTTGTAGCTCAATATATTAGGTATCCTAAAGATCCAAAATGGACCTTTACGACTATATCAAATGGTGATCCGGTTTTTGATCAAAGTCAAGCCGACTACCAAGACTTTGAACTACCTATAGATGATGCTAATGACTTGGTGTCTAAGATACTTCAGTATGCAGGTATCTCTATAAGGGAGGGAGATGTGTTTAAATTTGGACAAGTTGAAGAACAAACTCAGAATCAAGAACAATAATTATGGGATATATAGATCAGA